AGTTTCTATGTCAGGTCTCTCCGTATAAGAAACAGAATTGTTAGCTAGTGCTCGATGTGCTGCTGTCTCCCACCACTGCCCTGACTTTGCATGACGCATACGGTCATCACTAAGGTTAGATAGAGAGATCATAGCACTACGTCTGACACCACCTACAACAACGATCTGACCTATGAAACACATCAGGTCATGGCATTCCATAGACGATAGTCTACGTCCTTGTGCAGCCTTAAATGTTTGTACACTAAAGTTAAACAATTCAACTAGGGGTGCAGGGCCACTAGCTCTACCACCAAATGTTTTTAGTTTAGCACCTGCAGGACGTACACGAGAGACATCCCACTGTGGTATCTCACCTGCCCAGAGTAAAGCTAGTAGCTGACGAAAGGCTTTAGCCCAACCTTCTTTACTATCCTTAACAACTATCATTGTCTCACTCTCGTACAGCTCAGGTACTTCTGGTAACTGTTGTACAAACTGACGTTCAACACTGAAGCCTACCCCAGTACCACAGAGTAAGATAAACATAGCCTCATCAAAAGACTTAGGGTCATCTACTGGTAGGTAAGAGCAGTTGTAACCTGCTGTGTTGTCCCTATCTAAAGCTGGACCTGCGGTCATCATAGCTCTCATGCTAGGCATAACTTCTAGGCTAAGTATAGCTTGCTCTATTTCGTTTGTTGTTTCCTCATCAACTTTTGTATGAACAACATTAGATATGTATCTGCTTACTGTCTCAGGCCAAGACTCTCTACCCTTACCATCAAAGTATTTTGCATACCTCGACTTGTGTATGAATGCTTGGTAATCTGTTGGTAAATAATTATTCATTCGTGTTCTCCTCCTATACCACGTAAGTTATAATTTTGTGGTGCTGTATACTTTTCTGCACTATCATAGACTATAGCTGTAATAAAAATACCAAAGACTACTAATAGATGCCCACCTGCAGATACACCAAATGCATATGGGTTATTTATTATTGCTGCAAAGATGCCACTCCACATTACGGATAGAATAGAAAATATCATTAGACCTAACTGAGGTGGTAGGTTACGTAGTGGAGAGTTTTTTATAGTCATTATACTTTTCCAAGCATCCCTCATACTTATAATAGTTTTTGCCCATCCTATAGGTGTTATGTTCTTACTCATATTTTTTACCTTTTCGAATTTTACTTTAGTAGAGTAATTAGCATCTGCAATATCACGAAAATCTATTGCATCATATAAGTTATTAAATTTTTTAACAACCTTATGGTCTTTAAAGTATGCTGTTACCTTATACACTTACTTATCCTTTACATTTATATTGCTTGGATTGTATTGCTCACCATTATATTTAGAACCAGTGGCATTTTTACCACTCTCCACACCGTTGTTACATCCTACTACAACAACCATAAGAAATATAAATGATATAAGTAATACTCTTTTAGTCCAAAGTATAAACTCTTCAAATGTTTTTTCTGCTTCTTCTTGTGCAGCTTTCTTTACATCTAATTCCATTCTACTGGTTCCGTCCACGGATAACAAGGTACAATACTTTGCTTACAATACTTTGCATTATCTACTAACATTACAGGAAGAATGCATATAACAAATACACAGAAAAGAAAAGGCCATATTAAACCTTTCATCTGTTATCTCCTGACCCTGATATCACACCACGTTCTAATCTATCTTTTAGTTTTTTAATATTGTTGTTGGCTATATCTTGCATATCAATATTTAAGTCTCTACACAATGCGGCAATGTACCACATACAATCTCCTACTTCATCAGCGATAGCTTCTCTGTCAAACTTACCATCACGTAGTATCTTTTTTACTTTATTTGCTACCTCTCCTGCTTCTGCAGCTAGTCCCAACGCAGGGTAGATTACTGCATGTTCTTGTTTATATATAGCTGTACTTACAGCTGCTCTTTGGTAGTCATTCATTTGACTTGAATTAAATATTTCAAAAGCTTCTATATCATCTTTACTTATCATATGTTACCTCACACTCTATTACTTTTGCATCGTCTATGTCGTATAAATAATTCTTAACTAGCTCAGATATTACCTCAGTATTATCACCGGAAGTCTCTAAGAAGTTTGCATCTGGATATACTTTTAATCTAATATTAATTTCAAACTCCATAACGAACCCCTAGTTATATCCATACATGGTAGTCATGTCAATCTCTAATGGCTCGATACTCTTTTTAAAATGAGATTCCCATTCGTAAGCATCTTCAAACTCTTCAAACCAAAAGTTATCATCCGACATTTCACCATCTACTTCTGTCCTACAAACCATGTACCAGTTAGCACCATCAGGTGCTTCATCTGGGTATTCTTCTGTACTCGTTGGGCCTTCTATTACGTCCCATATTTTAACTATCATTATTATTACCCCAGTATTTTAACAAGTTCATGTAATGATCTAAGCCTACCATAACTACCCAAGGCTTACGATCTGATCTATAACAAACTACAGGCTCACCTTTACCATGAGCTTCAGCTTGTTCTATGTAGTCATACACAGTCTTCAGTGCAGACTTTCTTCTTTTAACTTCTATTGTTATTGGCATCTTTTTTCTAGCTGCAGGTGATAGCTGAATGTCTTCACCAGTATCTCCCATAGTAGTAGACCTAACATCATCAGGTTCTAGATCAGGAAATGTTTCCAGTATCTTATCTCTGATTTCATTTTGTCCAAGACGACCTTTTGCTTTAGCTGCTCTAGCCATTAGTAATCTCTGGAACTTTAGGTGGCTTCTCTACATGAACCAGATACTCAATGCCGTAAGAGTATTCAAACATTCTTAGGTTAGGCCAACAAGCTTTCTTGTATTCACAGAACTGGCAAGACTTATCTAACTTGGTGTTAGGACTAGACTTGCTGGCAGGTACGGGTGATATACGCTGAGTAGGTATGTCACCCACGACCATTGTTTTTGCAGCTTCCATCTCTGCTTGTTTGGTAGGAAGCTCATTAGAAAAATCATATACGTCAAGACACATCTCTCCATTAACTTTGTCGATAGCTAGAAAAGCACCACGATTTTTATCTGTAACTAGTGGATCATCTTGTGCTGCATAAACATAAGAAGATAGTTGACTGATGTAACCAAAGGGATCATTACCTCTTAGCTCACCGTCACGAAACTTTTTAAAAGCAAAAGGACTACAAGACTTTACATCAACAGTCATACCGTCAATGACTGCATCCCTGTGTCCACGTATACCATGTACAGTAACACGATCCTGCATACCTTCTAGCTTATGCCCTGCTGCTTTTACCATAGCAAGTATTAATTCTTCTATCATATCTCCGTAGAAAAACTTAAGAAGCATCTTAGCATCTAGTGGCTCACCAACTTTTGGTTGATTAATTTTATACCACAGCTTACGTTTACAAGGTGTACCTATTGACGACAGTGAAAGATAACCACGAGGTTCTTGTGGCTTACTAAATCTTTTACTTGCAACTTCACCAATGTTTCTACCCATCTCTTCTGCAATAGACTTTCTCCAACCGCCTTGGCCGTATATAACTGACTCAAGATCTTCTACTAGAGTGTCAATATTTTTCATATTATATCCTTAAAAGTAGCCCCCCGAAGGGGGCTTAGTTGAGAGAGGAGTACTAGAACAGAACTGCTTCTGCTTCTTTCTTATCTGCCTTCGGCAGGGTATCCGCTGATATAGTCTCAGCTTGGATTATATTATCCACTGGCACATGATTGATAACCTTTACGGAATCAAGCCTAGTGCCGGGACGATCTTTGTAACTGGTATCATACACCGATAGCATGACCTCTACAGTAGAGCCATTCCCAATGGGGCCATCAGTATCGAAGCTCCAAGTATCACCATCAGAATTAGTAACAACAGGTGCGCCACTATCCCAATCCCTACCTGTATTGAACTTACGAACAAATTTAGTTTTGAAGATACCATTACCTACATCCTTTGGACTTTTAATTGAACGAGATGCTGACAGTGCAGCCACATTCTTTTCATCCATGAATAGGTCAATAGTGCAAGCACCATCGTGATCTTCGTATGCACCTTGAAAACCTTTCAAGTCACGGTTCTGAGCAAATACCTTTGCCCACTCTGCAGTACCAGTTAATTTTACTTTACGTGTAGCCATGCGGCCCTCCATTGTTTAATGTACGTCACTATAACGTTGACCATACTGTATTTCAATACCTAAGTCAACATTTAATTTAAGATTTTGGTTAAGTTTTTTTATTGCCCATTCTAATGCGGAACTGTGCTCATCTTCTTCTCCTTTTCTAACTAAGTTAATTGATTCGTCATGAAACTGTCCAATGATATTTGATCTGATAGTTCTGTAGTAGGCAACCCACTTATCAAAACAGTAAGCACCAGTCGATTGATTGATTGTAGAGAATACATCCTTCTCATATCTAAGTGAGTGCCAGAACTTACTTACTGGATTCTGTACCCACATCTCATCATTTATCCTGCGTATCTTTTGTTTGTCGATAAAAGCTTTGACTGCCCAGTTACGTTTCCAATATGCAGTGAGTAGTGCTGCTGCTTGTTTCATAGTCATACCAGTTTCACGAGATAGTTTTGGTGCTCCAACACCATAGGTAGCAGAGTAGTTCACAATTTTATAATCCTTACGTAAAGCTTTTATGTCAGGTCTATCACCTCTGTTATATAAATCTATTTCTTCTTGAGTGATTGCACCTGCATGTTTAGCTAAGTCTAAGTGTGGATCAAATCCTTCCTGTGACATCTCTTCTACATAGTCTGGATCAAATGGTTGCATGTAATGTCGCTTGGTTGTATCCTCTAGTGAGGTCATATCAGCACCACATAATACATAACCATCTGGAGCTGTAAGACAACCACGTATCTCTTTACCCCAAGGTTTATCTACAGCAGGTAGATTGACAAGAGGTTTCTTGTGTTTGAAACGTAGCGTATTTGTAAGGCCATCAACTTCAGCCCTCACGTAACCATTGTATTCACATTCTAAAAAACCCTCGAAGATCTTTAGCCTGTGTTGTATTACAGTAAGACCACTGAGAACTTCTACAGTAGGGTTCTTACTGATTAGTAATTTTACAGATGGAGTAAGCTCACCATCCTTACGTACTTGAGGTACTTTCTTTTCTTCTCCTGTCTCCTTATTCTTATTGTACTTAAATGTACATGGTTCCCAACCAAGTGAGTACAACCAATCTTTTACTTGGTCATTAGAGTTAGGGTTAGGTTGATCCCAACACTTGATAACTTCTACTTCTCCTTCGTAATGTCTAGGTAGTTTGTTGTCATCAAGTAAAGCAAACCATCTCTCACCATGAGATGAAGGTGAGCCATCCTTCTTGAAACAAACTTTAGGCTTAGACTTTTTGGTAGTAATCTTTCTTCTAGGCATGACGTTTTTTAGTTCGTCAATCTTAGATGATTGTTGGTCTGTTAGTTTTGCGACACAATCTTTAGCTAAACCGACATCTAACTTCCAACCTAGTTTCTCAGCTGCTGCTGCACAGTCCATCTTAAACTGTAAGTATCGAAAGAACTTATCTAACTCAGGTTTACTTTTATATATAAACATAAATCTTTTTAGTACATCCTTCCATAACATCCAGTTAATCTTAACATCTTCTACACAGCGATGGCGATAGTCATCTTGAGTAAGGTTATGCCAGTCATCTATCTTAGGCTTAGGTATTCCAAAGTCTTCACCGAAAGACTCAAGCCCATGCTTAGGTCTGTTGTAGTTAAGAACCCAAGACATAGGTAATGTATCAAACAATCTAGCTTTGATCTTAATACCTAAGATTTTTTCTAGTAATGGTACATCATACCTAATAATGTTATGACCTATTAAACCTTGCTGACTTAGTAGTAGATCTTTCATACCATCATAGTCAAACAGTGTATCGTAAGTAACACCGTCAGTTGTATAAGACAGGCAGTGTATCTTTGTAGCATCATCTAATAGACCATTAGCTTCTACGTCAAATACAATCATGCTGCAATTACACTCCCTTGATACGGTGCTTCTTCAGTTAGTATGGTAGTCTCTGGGTCGTAGTAAACTGACCCTGCCTTACCTAACTTAGCGAATGGTCTGTTCTTGTCAACAATAAAGTCAGTAGTGTTCTGAAGTATTTCATCTTCTGACTCTGAGTCACGCTCAATCTTTATACATATGATAGCTTCTTCTTCAAGAGACCCTGCATACTTTGTACGTCCATCATCATTAACCTGTGATATAAATACTACACCAATACTAAGTTCCTTGGCAAGCTGTGCCATACGTGAACCCAATGTGGTGAGTGTGCTTGTCGCACCATCTACACCAGACTGTGAGAGATAGGCAAGTCGTTGAACGTGATCAACAAAGATAAAGTCAGCACCGTAAACAGATGCCGCAAGTCTAGTATAGTCGAGTAGCTTAAGAGGATCATCATGACTACGCATTTCAAATACTATTGTGCGTTCTCCTTGCGTCAACTCTTGTGCTGCTTTGATTACACTATCCTCTGAGTAACCATTCTCCTTGGCATCATCTTTAGTTCTTACGTTAATGCCAAGATGATAGGTAGCCATAGCTCGATACGTTGTGGACTTCATCTCTTCCATGTGTAAGAGAGCTATGCGTGTTTCGTTGTCACGTAGTAGTCCAGTCTCAAAGTATCTAATAACTTCGGTCTTACCTGTACCACGAGGAGCTTTGATAAAGGTAAGACCTCCCTTAACCATACCACGTATCTTGTCATCGAGGCCAGAATGACCAGTGGG